TTACTAGGAACTCTTGGTGGAGGACTATGGGGAGGATTTGAATTCTATAAAGACTATATGGATATGAAAGAGCAAATTACTTCTTATGTGGCTCCAGATTTATCAACCTTTGATAAACGATTAGAAGTTATAACTACATCAATAGATGGTGTAAAAGCTTCATTAGAACTTGAACGAGAAGTAGTTAATACTGAAGTTACTGCACTTAAAGAAACTATTAATGCTGAAATCAGGACATTAGGAGCAGTAGTTACTGAAACAGAAGATACAATAAGAGCTGAAATATTAGCAGTACAAACCCTGGTATCTGATGCCCAAGCAACTGCCAGGGATATTAGAACAGATATTAAAAGCACCGTTAATCAACAATTAGATCAGATTGATGCTATAGATAAAAGATCAAGAGCAGATGGCTTAGAAACTAGGCAAGCTATGAGGAATACAGAGAAAGAAGTAAGAGAACTAATAATTGATACATCTCAAAGATGGGACGATAAGCTTACAAAAGTTGATTCCCAGATTGAAGCATTAGAAGCTAAGATAGATAAGAAAATTACTAAAGCATTAGAGAATCCTCTTGCAGCGATGACCAAAACCAAGTAAATATTAGTGAATGATTCATTACCCAGTTACAATTGTTGACAATTTTTTTGATAATCCAGAGTATGTAGTATCTCTATCAAAGAATGCACAATGGCGGCCTGATATAACATATAAATGGCCTGGTGAACGTAGCCAATCAATAGAGGAATTAGATCCTGAATTTTATAAGTATGTTCTTTTTAAATATTTTCTACTATTCTATTCAGCAAGTGAGCTTAATAATAATTTCATAGTTAATGGGACTAGCTTTTTTCAACGAATACCAGCAGGTTTAGAACTTGGATGGATACATAGCGATTATCCTTCACTACATACATTCATGATCTATTTAACACCAAACGCTGACCCATCATCGGGTACAGGACTCTTTACTCCACGAACAGGACATGCATACGATCCCGTACAAGATGAAAAAATACAATACTACAAAGGTGAAATAGATAAAGAAGTAGCACGAAAATACCAACAGGAGCATAGTTCACAATTTATACAAACAGTAGCATGTGGTAATGTGTATAACCGTTGTATCGGGTTTGATGCCCATTTGTGGCATGGGGCATTGAATTTAAATACAGCACAAGAGGAGAGATTAACATTAATTACTTTTATTGAAGAAATAGTTACAACAAAATCACCCATTAGCAGTAGCAAAAGTTTACCTTTTACAAGACAAAATCAATGAAACTATTCCTTTGGATCTTTGGCGGAGTATCTCTTATTGTTACTATTTTACTGATTGCTTATGTTGTAATAATGTCAAGAATACATTAAGAATATAGCCAAATTACGCCAGGACTTTTATTTCTATCTACATCTACATGAATAAAAGTTTTTGCAATACCTACTCTATCGAATATTTGTAATGCAGCATTTAATATTTGGTAACGCTCCGCAGAGCCATTATAGCCTAGGTCTGCAGCCCAGCCATCTATATGGCTAGAACTAGGAGTGGCTTTAATAGCAGCATTATGTTTTTCACATCTAATTCCACTATTAATACGAATTCCTCGTTTTACAATATCTCGTACTAGTTGTACTTTTGTAGCAAGCTCATCTTTAATATCATCTTTACCACATCCACATTTACAAGCATATTCTGATCGATTAAAATTAGCAGTTAAATCGCCCATAACTATTCCTTTTTATTTTGTTTAGCTCGTTGTCGTGCTCTAGCTTCTCTGTTTTTTCTACGTAACCTATTGAGTTTACATTTCTTTGAGCAAGTTAATGTTCTAGAATCTTCAACCATATTAGTACAACCTTCTTCTGCACATTCCTTTGGGTCAGCTCCAAGTCTATGATATGTAGGTGTTGTATTACCTTGAAAATCAGTCTGATACTTGCTATCTCTATTAAATTTAGTCCAGTGTATATTAGAAACATCTTCTGCGTCTAATATTTTTTCTAATACTAGATTGCCGTCTTTATCTGGCTTAAAGACTTTAACCCTGTACACCATAAAATTATCCGTTTACTTTATTTTTCAGTAGTTTGGATGCTTTGAAAGAAGGAACACGTCTAGCTGAAATAACAGCTTGTTCACCTGTTTTTGGATTACGACCTATACGTTCTGTTTTATTACGGGTACGAAAAGATCCGAAGCCGCGTAATGTTACAATACCGTCTAATATTAGACCGTGTTTAATTTCTTTTAAAACTGTATCTACTATTTTATGAGCTTTAGTTCTCGATATTTTTAATTGTTTTGCTAGTTTATCTATTAAATTTATTTTTACCATAATATATCCTCCATTAGAATAGGTTGCATGACTATACATGCTAATGCTAAACTATTCAATACTATGGCACTAGAAAATTTTAATTTTACAGATGCAGAATTTCTAAAAGTTATCAATTCTTTATGTCGTATAGATCTAGATGAAGATGAGTATACTCCTCTTAATTCTATTAATGATAAATTGAATTTAGATGAATTAGATAGTTTAAGTATTACAGTCTTTTTTATTTGGATAGTTCATTTATTTGGTATTCCTGAACAAATTATGAAAAATTTTGTTAATAAAAGAGATTTTACAGTTCGTGCTATTAAAGAATTTGTTACAGTAGAAGCAACAAAAACATATTCATACGCAGAAGTTGATGCAACAATAAATAAAGGAAACTATAAAGGTAATTATTTTGGAGGCATTGATTCATGATATTCGCGCATGCTAGTTTAATACAAGAAGGAGAAGCTGTTTTATTTTATAATTTTAATAAGCAGATGAATGGATATATGATAGCTGGATTGATAGTAGTCGATAATGTGGAAGCTAGATTAGATTTTGCAAAGGTTTGGACATATTTTGTATCGGAAATTGTACAAGCAGATGATATCTATTGTTCTATTCAATTAGAAGGTGAACATTCTATGTTTGACAATTACTTAACATATTATGATACGATAGATGGGCGTAAATTTTATAAGGTAGATAACTATCTTAAAAGTAAATACAGTCAATATGAAAAACACTTAGAAGAAGCAGGGACATAAATAATGACTGATAAATCCAATTTAGACGAAGATAAAACAAATGCAATTGACATTAATGAATTAGTTGATTGGGAAAACCCACCAACTTTAGCGGATCTTAAACAAGATTATGAATCAGCTAAAGTAGCTCATGATGTACATACTCAGGAAGTAGATACTTGGTTACGTGTATTAAATGGTGAACAAACTATTAATGCTAAGCGAGGACGTTCTAAATTAGTACCGAAATTAGCACGTAAACAAGCTGAATGGCGCTATGCTGCTCTATCTGAACCTTTCCTTTCTACTGATGATTTATTTAATACGTCTCCTCAAACATTTGAAGATAAAGAATATGCTGTTCAAAATGGAATGCTTTTAAATTATCAACTTAATTGTCGTATGGATAAAGTTGTATTTATTGATGAGTATATTAGAACAGCTGTTGATGAAGGAACTGTTGTAGTACGAGTTGGCTGGGAGTTTGAAGAGGGTAAACGAAGAGTTTGGGAAGATGTAATGGAAATGCAAATGGTCCTTGATCCACAAACAGGACAACCAGCTATGGACCCGCAAACTGGTCAACCAGTAATGCAAGAAGTAAAGGTTGGACAAAAGTCAAAAATTAAAACAGTTACTATTAAAAATCAACCTGTATTAACAGTTTGTGACTATAACAATATAATTGTAGATCCAACTTGTGATGGTGATTTAGAAAAAGCTAGCTTTGCAATTTACAGTTTTGAAACATCACTATCTGAATTAAAAAAAGATGGACGCTATAAAAATTTAGATGATATTAATTTTGAAAGCGCTTCAGTATTAGCAGAACCTGATCATGAGGTTAATAGTGACGATACTTCATTTACATTTAAAGATAAAGCTCGTAAAAAAGTTATCGCCAGAGAATACTGGGGGTATTGGGATATAGATGATACCGGGGAAGTTAAACCTTTTGTAGCTACCTGGATAGGAGATACACTCATTAGGATGGAAGAGAACCCATTCCCCGATAAAAAAATTCCATTCGTATTAGTTCAATATCTACCAAGACGTAAAAATATTTATGGAGAACCTGATGCAGCTCTTATTGAAGATAATCAAAAAATAGTAGGTGCTGTTACTCGAGGAATTATTGATATTATTGGACGTAGTGCTAGCGGACAACAAGGCATTCGTAAAGATGCCTTGGATGTTACTAATGCACGTAAGTTTGAACGTGGAGATGATTATAAATTTAATGCTAACGTAGATCCTCGTCAAGCATTTCATATGGAAGTTTACCCAGAAATACCTAGGTCCGCATTAGAAGTACTTAATATGCAGAACAATGATGCTGAAGCATTAACAGGAGTTAAGGCATTTACTCAAGGAATATCTGGGCAAGCGCTAGGCACTACAGCTACTGGTATTAGATCAGCACTTGATGCTACATCTAAAAGAGAATTAGGAATTTTACGCAGACTTTCAAATGGATTGAATCAAATTGGGCGTAAAGTTATTTCTATGAATGCTGAATTTCTTGAAGATGAAGAAATTATTCGAATCACTAATGAAGAATTTGTAGCTATTAATAGAAATGATTTAGGGGGTAAATATGATATTAAACTTAATATCTCTACTGCAGAAGCTGATGAACAAAAAGGAAGTGAATTAGCATTTATGTTACAAACTATGGGCAATACTATGCCTCCTGAAATGAGTCAAATGATCTTATCTGATATAGCTAAATTACGTAAAATGCCTGATTTAGCTAAACGTATTGCGGAATATCAACCACAGCCTGATCCAATGGCCCAGCAAAAAGCTCAACTTGAAATGGCATTGCTACAAGCTCAAGTGCAAAATGAGACTGCTAAAGGTCAAGAAAATGCTGTTGATGTTCAACTTAAAACTGCTAAGACTGCGACAGAACAAGCTAAAGCAAGAAGTCTGGAAAGTGGAGCAGATCTTACTGATCTTGATTTTGTGGATAAAGAATCTGGAAATAAAAATAAAAGAGAAGAAGCAATGGAAGATAAGAAACATGCGCATAATTTAGAAAATAAAGAATTTGATAGACAAGTTAATTTGGATAATAAACAACTTGATGCTGAAATAAATGTTGACAATACCGGAATTGATCGTTAAATAAACATTAAGGAGTTGTTTATATTAACTAAATCATAAGGTAGGTAATAATGAGTACAGAATTAGAACAAGTTGAAATACAAATTGAAGCTGCACAACGTATGCGTGAACTACGAGATAATTGTGTTAAATTAATGGATAGTAAATACTTTAAAGAAGTTATTGATGAAGGATATTTTAAAGAAGAAGCAGCTAGATTAGTTATGGCGAAAAGTTCTAATTTAAATGCTGATCAGATGAAAATTATTGATAATATGCAATATGGTATTGGAGCTTTAGCTAATTTTCTTGAATCGGTTATGAGACGTGGAGCTGAAATGGATACTGCTCTCGGAGAACATGAGCAAACTCGTGAAGAAATATTAGCGGAAGGATTAAATAAATGACAGATACCGCATTAGACTTAACTGACGAAGAATTTCTAGCTAAAGATCCTAATGATTTTTTAGCTGAAGAAACTGCTGAAGAAACAGCAGTTGACGAAGAGACTACTGCATCAGATCAAACTGATGCTGTTGAAGAACCCTCTGAAGAGGGTAGTGAAGCACAGGAGCAAACTGAAGTTGAAACTGTAACAGAAGAAGTAAGCCAACCTACGGAGGATACTCCGAAGGAGCCTGAACCTTTTGCTGGTAGTGATACGACAGAATCTCTTGATACTAGTAAGCCAGACTCGACTGACACAAAAGAGGATACTCCAGAAACAACAGAGTTTGATTACGAAAGTGCTTTCAAAAAGGTTACTGCACCTTTCAAAGCCAATGGTGTTGAAATGAAGGTTGAAACTCCTGATGATATTATCCGTTTAATGCAAATGGGTGCTAATTATCAGAAGAAGATGTCTCAATTAAAGCCTAATTTAAAGCTCATTAAAATGTTAGAAAATAATGAGCTATTAGATGAAGCAAAATTAAATAACTTAATTGATCTATCTAAAAAAGACCCTCAAGCAATTACTAAGCTAATTCAAGAAAGTAATGTAGATCCTTTAGAGATTGACAAAGAAGCTGCAGTAAATTACCAGCCAAATAATTATTCTATTACAGATAAAGAATATAATTTGGACCGTGTTCTTGATGAAATTAAAGAAACGGAAACATTTACTAGGACTATCGATGTTCTAACTAAAGAATGGGATTCAGAAAGTAGAACTACTATTTCTGAACAACCTGAAATTATTTCTATAGTTAATGAACATATGCTTAATGGTGTCTTTGACCAAGTTCATACACAAATGCAACAAGGGAAAGTTTTAGGTAAATTTAAAAATATCCCTGATGTGGAAGCGTATCGACAAACAGCTGAAGACATGTATAAAAATAATAAGCTTGTTATGCCTAGTGATAATGGTAATAAAGCTTCTACTGTATCAAATGAATCTGTACCACAACAACAAGAAGCTAATGCTGATCGTAATAAAAAACGAAAAGCAGCAGCGCCAGTGAAGCAAGTTTCTTCTAAAAAAGGTCCTGCTAATGAAGACTTTCTAGGTCTATCAGATGAAGACTTTATGAAGAAATATGCTACACCGTAATTATCACTATTAACTAAAGAGACACATTATGGCTAATGAAAATGCATATAATTCCCCGTCTAGTACTGCTAGTGGGACTGCATCGGACATAGGCGCACAAGCAAGAACTGATTATTATTTTAAGAAAGCGCTTATTAGTGTTCGAGACCGGATGTACTTTATGCCGTTGGCAGATGTACGTGCTATGCCTAAGCATATGGGTAAAAAAATCAAGCAAGATGTATATGTTCCATTGCTTGATGTATTGAATACAGGTGACCAGGGAATCAATGCAGCAGGTACAGCTCTTACAGCTGGTACTTACTCTGCATGGAATTCTTCTGGTGTTCTGCAATCTTCTACTGAAGCTACTCGTGCAGCTGCTGTTACAGCGGCTGGTGCTGGTGGTGAAATTGGATTGAATGATCAAAACTTGTACGGTTCTTCTAAAGATACCGGTACAATTAAATCTAAAATCCCGACTCTCCGTGAAAACGGTGGTCGAGTTAACCGTGTTGGTTTTACTCGTACTCAAATTGAGGGCGAATTACTTAAACGTGGTTTCTTCACAGAGTACACTCAGGAATCTATGGACTTTGATTCTGATTCAGAATTATTGTCTCATATTACTGAGGAAGCTCTTGTTGGTGCTAACGAACTGACTGAAGCAGAGCTTCAGGCAGATCTTATTACTAATGCAACTGCTAATGGAACAGCTTATTATTGTTCTGCTAGTCCTGCTGTTACTACAGGTAGTAAATTGGCAGTTGATGAAGTAGTTGTATATCGAGATCTTATGAATCTATCGATTGCTTTGGATGACAATAAAACTCCTAAGCAAACAAAGATTATTGCTGGTTCTCGAATGGTTGACACTAAAACCATTAATGGTGGACGTGTAATGTATGTTGGTTCTGAACTAATTCCAGTTATACGAGCTATGACTGATCTTCACAGTCAGCCTGCTTTCGTATCTGTTGAAAAGTATGCTGATGCTGGAAATGTCATGAATGGTGAAATTGGAACAGTAGATCAGTTCCGAATTGTTGTAGTACCAGAAATGCAATTCACCGAAAACGGTGG